ACGTTTAAGTCGAACAAACAACCGTCCTATGCGTCCCCTCAAATGGTTTTCGCCTATCGAATTTCTTAATAATAGTGTCCAATATGATTGACAAACCTACACAATAAGCATTGTGTACAAAATTAAAATTGAAAAGGTGGTTATTTTACACATGATTTTCGTCACAAAGGACGAGGCGGATTATCTTCGTCAGAACATTAAGAACGTTAAGATTTTCAAAACGTGCCGTCTGAAAAACAATGGCTCTAATCGTGGTAAGAGATATGCAGAGGAAACATCTGCGGTTGTCAATCTGCTTGCCAAGTACAGAGCTGATTAAAAAATATCTTACAGTACGTCTGTAAGGGTGGGTATATCCCACTAACTTATTTAGAAAAGGAATTTATTTTTTATGACAGTAACAGAAGAACTTCCAATTTCCATTGTAGATAGTTTGGATAAGAGAAAATATCCTACGCCTGAAGAGTATAATTATTGGAAATCAAGAGAAAACAGAACATTTTTCATTGATTACGAGGTAGATGAGTTTTATAACCTCATTGAAAATAAAAAACCAGCCATAATCCCATTGACTTTAGACGGTGGGTTAGGCTGGTGATAAAATCACTTTTCATTAAGAGATTTCTTAATTAAAGTTAAAATTAAATTGTTTAGACTACGATTCTGTTCTTTTGCAAGTTGTTCTAATTGTTTTTTTAAATCTTTAGGAATAGTAAGTGTCGTTCTTACATTATCTTTAGATACTGCCATAATATCATCTCCTTTTCTAAATTATAACACATACAAAAAGTGATGTCAAGGTGATAGCTAAAGTTTACAACTTGCTTACATTGCAGTGTTGACAAAGTGCTATCACCGTGATATGATAGTGATAGAAAGGTGGTGAGGCGATGCTTAAATCATTTAAGTACAGATTATATCCAAATAAAACACAAGAAATACAAATACAGAAAACATTTGGTTGTTGTAGGTTTGTTTATAATCAGACACTTGCTTATAGAAAAAATCTTTATGAAACAGAAAAGAAATCTATGAGTAAATTTGATTGCAATACATATTGTACACAAGTTCTGAAGAAAGAATATGTATGGCTTAAAGAAATTGACAAATTTGCTCTTAACAACGCAGTATTTAATATGGATAGTGCATATCAGAAATTCTTCAAAGAACATTCTGGTTATCCTAAATTTAAAAGTAAGAAAGATAATCGGAAAGCTTATTCCACAAACAGTACTAATAATAACATTGAAGTTGACTTTGAAAACAATAGAATTAAACTTCCAAAACTTAAATGGGTAAAAGCTAAGGTTCATAGAGAATTTGTTGGTATTATCAAATCAGCCACCATATCACAAACACCAAGTGATAAATATTTTGTTTCTATCCTTGTGGATTGTGAAAATTTTCAAATGAAGCCTACTGGTGCTATGATCGGTATTGATTTAGGCATTAAGGATTTAGTTATTACATCTGACGGAGATAAATTTGAAAATTCTAAAACTCTTTACAAATATGAAAAGAAACTTGCTAAAGAACAAAGGAAACTTGCTAAAAAGGCAAAAGGTAGTAGCAACAGAAATAAACAGCGTATTAAAGTTGCAAGACTTCATGAGAAGATAACAAATATCCGTATTGATAATTTACATAAAATTTCTCACAAGCTAATACAGGAAAACCAACTGATAGTGAGTGAAGATTTGAAAATTAGTAATATGGTTAAAAATCATAAACTTGCAAAAAGTATTTTTGATTGTAGTTGGTATGAACTAACAAGGCAGTTACAGTACAAGGCTGAATGGAACGGTAGACAGTATATTAAGATTGATACTTATTTCCCAAGTAGTCAGACTTGTAATGTCTGTGGATATGTTAATAAGGGAACAAAAAATCTTTCTGTAAGAGAGTGGGATTGTCCTAATTGTCACACACACCATGACAGAGATATTAATGCTGCTATTAATATATTAAATGAAGGATTAAGGTTGGTTAAATCAGCCTAAACAATAAAGCAGTACGATAGGAACTATCGGAATTTACGCTTGTGGAGTTAGTAGGTTACGAGAACGTTGAAGCAAGAAGCCGACTGGCTTTAGACGGTCGGTAGTTCACAATCCAAAGCCAATATTTATTTTCATTTACGGCTGTATGTACCAATAGTCTTGTTTCTGAGAAGTATGAAGAAGGTTATATCAAACCTCTTACGGACGTTTACCTTAGAGGTGTCAACTTTAAGGACGCAGTTATTATAATTGACGAGTCTCAGAACGCAACTTTTGATAATCTTAAAAAGACTTTAACAAGAATAGGTGAAAACTGCAAGACAATTTGCATAGGGCATACAGGACAGATTGATTTACCTAATCATAAGGCAAGTGGATTTGAGAAATATCTAAATCATTTTTCGGGAAAAGAACATTGTCAGATTTGCGAGTTGCATACTAATCATAGAGGTTGGGTATCAACTTGGGCTGACGAATTGGAGGATTAGAATAAATGGCTAAAATAACAAAAAAGAACGTTCTGTCGGTACAGGGTATTGTAAACATAGAGAACGGAAAAATAACATTTAGCGTTGAAGATATTGAGGGTGAAATTGCCCTTGCGGAACTTATGTCAGATTTCAACGGTCAGGAAGTAAAGCTGTCTGTAAACCAGACAGACGAAATTGCATAATGGGAGGAATTTAAAATTTCTACATACAAAAGATTTGAAGGTGAGTCTGATGACGAGCTTATATTTAGGATTTGTAAAGACAAAGAAAAAATAGGCACTTGGAATGACGTTAGGGATATTTTAAATAATTTACTTAACGCTGATTTTGGTGAGTCAACTTATCGTAAGAAATTCCAATGCTTTGAGAAAATGTTCAATGCAAATCAGAAAACTTTTGCAGATACAGAAAACACCCTTAATGAAATTCAAGACCAAATTCGTGAATTAAAGAAAGAGCGATACAAACTTCAAACGGAGAAGTTGGAGAATAATAGGTGGCTTAGGGAAAATGCACGAGATGAATTGATAACTGAAAAAATAGTCAATGCAATTTCTGATATAGACCCTATTATAGTTCCTGATTATTTGTCGGGAGTAAATAATAGCAAATCTGCAATATTGGCATTTACTGATTGTCACTTTGGCATAGAGTTTTGCATAAAAGATTTATTTGGCAATGTGATAAACGAATATTCTCCAGAGATATTTGAACGCAGAATGTGGAGTATGCTTGAAAAAGTTGTTGACATAATTGCTAAAGAGGACTTGGCAGAAATTAATGTTTGGGAACTTGGCGACAGTATATCAGGACTTCTCAGATTAAATTCTCAGCTTATGCACCTTAGATATGGTGTTATAGACTCTGCAATAAAGTATGCTGAATTTCTTGCCAATTGGCTCAATGATCTTTCGCAATATGTGAAAGTGAATTTCCAAATGGTTAAGGACAGTAATCATTCACAACTTAGACTTCTCGGACAGCCTAAGAATAGTTTTCCTGATGAAAACATGGCAAAGGTGATTATTGCTTTCATAAGGGAAAGACTTAAATATAATCGAAATGTAAACATAATTGAGAATGAAACAGGCTTTTGTTTCAGCGATGTTGAGGGTTATAACGTGCTTGGTTGTCATGGTGAGGTAAAGGATTTACAGAACTGCACAAGTTCTTTTTCAAGAGCGTACAATACAAACATTGATTACGTTTTGGCAGGTCATGTGCATCACCAAACCTCAAAGGAAAATGCAAAACATTCAGAGGTGCTTACAGTACGTTCTATGGTAGGTACTGATGATTATGCGATGTCCTTACACAAAACTTCTGACACAGGTGCAAGCCTGTTTATATTTGATAATGAATTTGGCAAGATTGCCAACTATGATATAAAAGTAAAGTAGGTGAATACTATGATGATTAAAAAGAGTTATAACGATTTTGATACTTTCATGCAGGATATTATAGATGTATATCTGGAAAATGAGGGCTTTAGTGTTTTGTGTGATTACAAGTTGGCTTGTAAGATTATCAAGAAATTTTTATCATTTGACGATAAGACTAAAATTAATTCTATTTCTCTTGATCCGCCTGAGTGGAACGGATATGGTGGCGAATTTGTTGTTTCAACTTTTGAAAACGAGTTGTTCTGTGAAAGAGCAAGACGCGACGATAAGCCAATAATTGTTGGTGATGAGAGTGTTGTTTTCGTTCAGCGAGATTTTGTCGGCAAGGATTTTACTGAAGAAGATTATGTTCCAAAGCTTTATTTTGGTTTTACAATTAACGAATAATTTGTAGTTAAATACAACTCCTTTTATTATATTTTGCAGGATAGCAAGCGTTATCCTGCATATTGTCGGATAGCTCAATCGGTAGAGCAATGCACTGTTAATGCGGAGGTTGTGAGTTCGAGTCTCACTCTGACAGCCAAAACAGAACTCAACACGCCTCTTAAAAATGCGTACCACGTTGAGTCTTTTAAATGAAAAATCTAACGAGATTTTTGCACGGATAGTTGACAAAGTTTTGTTGACTATCCTTAGTTTTAATTACAAAGTAATTCAACCTTATGCACCTCTTAACAATGTGTCCCAGTGAGGGGTATTTTGAGTTATGGTTTTGAGAATTTTGTATTACTCCAAAAAACAAAATTCAAGCCCTTATGGGCGAAATAAAGAAGATTAAGTGTGAAGGCAACACTCTAAAGAAACCCCAAAATGAAGAATAAGTGCTAAAAGCGACACTCTAAAGAAAGCTTGATATTAGAAGAAAGGAGAGGTTAAATGGCTAAGAAAAGCAAACGTATCCAAGTACATGATGATGAAATACTTTCAAAAATCAATTCTGAAACAATGAAACTATGGAACAAATATAAAATTGATATGTCACTTAGAGAACTCTCCGAAAAGACTATCGCAGGCTATCAAAATGATTTAGAGTCTTGGTGGATATACATATACAAAAATCAGGGCAATCAAAGTATTATTGACTTAACGGAAGATGATATAACTGAATTTTTATATTTTTGTAAAACTGAGGGTAATAATTCAAGACGTATGAAAAGGCGTATGGCTTCAATTTCAGCTTTTTATAAATTTCTGCGTAAGAAGAAGTTAATTACAGAAAACCCAATGGAATTTATGGATAGACCTAAGAAAGATACAGATGTTATTACTCAGACGTTTTTAACTGTTGAACAGGTACAGGAATTAAGAATTACCTTACAAAACTTAGTAGAAAACGCTGACACGCATCATAAGAAACATAGGGCTTTACAATATCAGTGTTATGCTCTATTTTCATTGTCTACAATGGCTAGAGTTAATGCGGTTGCGAATACTAAGTGGGAACAAATTGATTTTGACAATAGGGTTGTCAATGATGTAGTTGAAAAAGAAGGCTATGTTGTAACTCTTTATTTTTCGGAAGAAGTTAAGGAACTGCTGTTAGGTTTACTTGAGTACCGCAAGACAAATAATATTATTGACAATGGCTATGTTTTTGTTTCTTACACAGACGGAAAGTTTGATAAGGTAACTAATGGCACATTAAATTCTTGGTGTCATATTATTGGTGAAATGATTAATGTTCCAACGTTACACGCTCATGATTTTCGTCATTCTGGAGCTACGCTATATAAAAACGCAGGTATGTCACTAGAAGATGTTTCGGCATTGCTCAACCATAGTGGAACTGACGTGACAAGAAAATTTTATATCAGGGTTGACAAGAAGAAAATAAGTCAGAATAAGGATAAATTTGATTTTTGAGCAATCAAACACTCTGATTGAAAATTGGGGTGCTTTTATATTGGCTTGAAAATTAAACAAACAAAAAGGAGGTGGCTCGATTATGCCAAGGAAAAAAGTAAAAACCCCTGTAAGTACAAAAATATGTACAGAATGTGGCAAGGAAAAGCCACTGTCACAATTTTATACTACTAGAAATAGCAATATTTCTACTGATGGCAAAACAGTAAATATATGTAAGTCTTGTGTTAAAAAAGGTTCTTATAATTCTGATGGAAGCTTAAATATAGAAGCGTTCCAAAAGAAACTAATGTTAATGGATAAACCATACATACCAGAAGCTCTTGACTCTGCTATGAGTGAAGTAAGAAGATCATTAGAATTGGGCAAGGGTAGAACCGATATTATAGGCTGTTATTTTAAGAACGTGTCAACATTGCCACAGTACACGAAATTATCTTTTTTGGACTCTATGAATTTGTTTAATCAAGGCAAGTCTATTACTGAGGCAGTAACTACAACGGAAAAACGCAATATACTTCCTCGAAACGAAGAAGTATATGTAAATATGGTTGATGATTTTGTTGTTACAAACGATATTACCGACTTATTTGGCGAGGGGTACACAAAATCACAGTACCGAAAAATGAAGAAAAAGTTTGATAAATTAAAAGAAAACTACTCAATTCAAACAAACTTACACGAGGAAGCTTTAGCAACCTATGTTCGTTTTAAGGTGAAAGAGGAAGAAGCCACAGCAGCAGGAGATGTTGGAAGTGCTGACAAATGGAATAGAGCTGCCCAAGATGCTGCCGATAAAGCAAAGTTGACTCCAAAACAATTAACGCAGGCTGATTTGCAAGGTGGAGTAACTTGCATTTCGGAAATATCAAAAGCTTGTGAACAGGCGGTTGATATTGTTGAAATATTACCTAAGTTTAAGTACCAACCTAACGATGCTCCTGATTTTATAATATGGTGCTATATTAATTATGCTAGAAAATTAAAAGGATTACCTAAGTGTGAGTACAAGGAAGTATACCAATTTTATGACGATATGAAGAATGAGTACATTTCTCAGTATGGAGATCCCTATGGTATTTTTACTGATGACACATCAGAAAAAAATAGGAGTTCTGTTGAAACGTTTATAAAACTGCCAAAAGATTATGAGAATGGTGACAAGTAATGAACTGGCAAAGAATAAAAGATTTTGAAAAAAATAGTGATAGTGTATTTGGCAAAAATCTACATAATTATTACACTTTTATAAGTTGGGCTAAGTGGTATCCTGATTTATTACTCGACTTAATGAAACCTGAAACAGGTGGGTTAAATCTGCATTTAGATCAACGCATATTTTTGCGTTGTGACGTTAGATTTATGAGTATGTATGGAACGTTTAGCCGTGGATATGGCAAAACATTCGATGAGGTACTTGCTATGGTCGTAGTAGCAATGCTGTTCCCAAATATTGAATTGGCTCTTTCTGCACAGACTAAAGAAAATGCGGCAGATTTATTGAAATCAAAGTGGAATGAAATTGCAAAATTATATCCACTTTTAAAGGACGAAATAAGAGAAGCTAGGTTTTCAAAGGGAAATGCTTATATTGAATTTAAAAATGATGCGACCATAGATGCTATTGCAAATGCTCAAAGCACAAAGGGTCAAAGACGTAGAAGGTTAAAAATAGAGGAATCTGCATTGCTGAATAATGTACTGTTTCAAGATGCCCTTGAGCCTGTAGTTGAAGTTCCAAGACTTACGGTTGGCAGACTTGCGATAGTAGACCCAATGGAACTTAATCAGCAAATTCATTTTTTTACAACGGCAGGATTTAGGGGTTCAGACGAATATCAGCGTAGTATTTCAATGTTAGATGATATGGAAAATCTAAAGGGAAAAATAGTTTTGGGAAGCAACTGGCAACTTCCGTGTTGGTATGGTAGAGGAAGTAATAAAAGCAAAATACTTTCAAAGAAGAAAAATTCTTCTGTGGTAGCTTTTGCCCAAAACTATGAACAAGAATGGGTCGGCTGTGCCGATGGTGCGTTAGTTAATATCAACAAATTAATGAATTGTCGTACTTTAACGGAAGCGGTCTTGCAAAATTCAAATCCAGAACAGGAATATTATATGGGCGTGGATGTAGCAAGAAGCCAAAAAACTTCTAATAACCAATCTTCTATTGCTGTAGTGCGTGTAATTAGAAGTAAGGATAAAGGGAGAATTATTTACATTGATGTGGTGAATATTATTAATATTCCTAACGTACTTAATTTTAATGCCCAAGCTGCTATTATCAAAAAAGTTCAAAAACTTTATATGGCTAAAGTAGTTGTGTTAGATGCTAATGGACTTGGTGTTGGATTGGCTGATGAACTTTTAAAAGACACGATTGACAATTCTACAGGTAAGGATTTGGGCTGTTGGGACACTATTAATGACGATAATGTTCCAGAAGTTCCTAATTCGCCACAAATACTTTACAATATGAAAGCTCAGACTTGGCAAAATGAAATTGTAAGCACTTTTATAGATATGGTGGATAGTGGCAAACTTAGATTGCTGGAAAAAAGACAAGATAATGATTTTACCGATAATGAATGGGATAGTTTTGACGATAAAGTTAGACCTTTTATTGAGACAGATGCTTTTATTGAAGAAGCCGCGAATTTAAAGATGAAACATCTTAATAACGGCAACATTACTATTGAACAAGTTGTAAAAAAAGTAAATAAGGATAGAGTTTCGGCATTGATCTATGTGTTGTGGTACGTTAATAAATATGCCCAAGACATAAATAACGATGAATACGATTATTGTTGTTTATTCAACTAATGTAAACACAAACGAAAGTGAGGTGAGGCTATGCCTGAGAATATTGCAGAGAATACTGAGAATGTTATTGAAAACAATCAAGATAAAACAGAAAGTGTTTCAGAAACTAACTCCGTGTCAAATACACAAGAGCGTTCTTATGAGTCAAATGCTTTTTACGAAATGACATCTTTTTGGGAAGATTGTATTGAAGATTTGCCTATTAATCTTGAGGACATTAAGAAATTTGCTCATAATCCGCAAATACATATAAAAAATATTCGCAAAATTTGTCGGTGGGCGTACTATGAAAATGGCTCTGTTATGACTTCTATCAACTATCTTAAAACCATGTTCACCTTGGATAAGGTGGTTTATTCAAAGTCAAAGACTAAACGCAAGAAGAAATTTGAAAATGCAAGACAGTTAATGCAACAAACTCTTGACACAATAAGATATAAGGAAGTTATTCGAGATAATTTGTTTAACGATATGATTGAGGGAATGGACTTTAAATACTTTGAAATTACAAAGTCCGTATTCGCTGACAAGTATCTTGATGATATTGATACTTTAAACATTGTAGAGATCAATGAACTGGGAGTTAAATGTGCCGTTATTAATCTGCCTGTTGACTATTGCCGTATAGTTGGCAGAAAGAATGGTTCACCTATTGTTGCTTTTGATTTAAGATATTTTGACGGTATGGTAGAAGATGACAAAAGAAGAAAACTACAGGCTTTTCCAAGAGAAATTCGAGAAGCGTATAGTAAATATTCAACTCACAATAATATTAAGCCATGGAAAGTTTTAAATAATGATAATACAATGGTGACAAAAATTAACTGTAAGGCTATTAATCCTTATGGTGTTCCACTAATGATTTGTGCGTTGGACGATGTATTGTACGCAGATTATTTCACTTCTACAAAGCGGAATGTATTAGATCAGTTGAACAATCAAATTATTTATCAAACATTTCCTGAAGCAAAAGACGGACGTTGCACTTTGACAGAAAGTCAGCAGAGAAACCAACATAAGGTAGTTAAAGATGCTATTACTACAAGACAAAATAAATATGGCAAGTCATTTTTCTCGCTTGCCGCAGGTACAAAATTAAATGATATAAAAGTTGACACTTCTATTTTTGATGAAAAGAACGAAAATGCCAATAAATCAAAAGTGCCTGCCGATTTGGGTATTGCTAGTAGTGTCCTTGACGGTAATAGTACAGGAAACTATGCTGTTGCAACACTTAATTTGGAGTTGGTTGCAGGAAACGTATATGATTGGATAAATATGTTTATTATGGAATTGAATAAATGTATTAACGCCAATATTATTAAGGATAAAAAGCTTTATATGGAGTGTGCTATTTTACCTGTTACTTTTGTAAATAGAGATAAACAGGTTAAATATATGACCGACCTTTATGCTAGAGGTAAGGGGTCTTTGACAGCTTGGGTTGCAAGCACTGGTTGGGATAGCGATGTATACTTGTCACTTATGGATTACGAACTGGATAATGATTGGGAAAATAAATATCCAACGCATAAGACGAGTTATACCATGAGTAGCAAAGATAGCGACCCAAGTGATGCAGACCACTCAAACGGTGGTAGAACTAAGGTAGCTGAAAAGACAAACGAAAATAGCATAATGAGCGAAAATCTAAATGGAAACGCTCAACCAAAACCTTCAACAACAAACTAAAACCTAAGTTGCGTTTAGTGACTAGGTTTATTTTATGTCAGAAAAGAGGTGAAAGTTAGTGTTTCATTGTGAAATAAGCGAAGCAAAGAGGTCGGACGGTCGCAGACGTGTAAAGTTGGTACTACACGAAATTCATCAAGACCGTAATCACTATAACAAAAATGGTATTAGTTACAATGAGCAGTATGTTAGAAATAATGCAGATAGTATTATTGGTATGCCTATTTGTGCAACATTTTTGGATAGTGAAAAAGATATTCCATACGACCATGGAATGACAGGTCAAGACGGCAATATGCCATTATTTGAAAATTCTGTTCAAGTAGGTTCTGCTGATGGTTGGTCTATTGAAGATATTCAGATTGATGGTGAGAAACATAAAGTTCTTATTGCCGAGGGTTATATTAATCAGCAACGTTATCCACATTTTGTTGAATGGCTTGAAAACAAAATTAATGATGGTGATACAATATATGGTTCTGTTGAATTTGTTGGTAAGGGCAAAAATAAAATAGTGTATGACGGAGAGCCTGTCGAAAAAGGTAGAGTACCAAAAGTTTATGACTATAGTGGATATTGCATTTTAACTGTCGAGCCTAGTGACGATAGTGCAATACTGATAGAACTAAATCAAAAGATAAAGGAGGACGAGAAAGTGGACGAAAAGACACTTAATCAGATTATTTCTGCTGTTGAGAATAAGATTACTGAACTCAATACTAAAAATGCAGATTACGAGACTAAGATTGCTGAAATGAATGAGATTATTTCTACAAAAGATGCAGAGATAGCAACTCTTACAGGTGAAAAGACAACAGCCGAAACCAATGCTTGTCAGAAAGACGAGAAGATTAATGAACTTAACGGACTCGTTGAAACAATGAAAGCAGAATTGAATGAACTTAAAAAGTCTGCAAAGATTGCAGAACTCAATTCAGCTCTTGGAGATTTTTCAGACGATGAAAAGAACATGGCTAAGGATAAGCTTGACAAGTTTAACGCAGATCCTATGGGTTGTGGTATCGAGGTAAACGATATTGTTACAGAAATCAACGCTTGCATTGGTGCTGAGACAAAGAAGAAGGAAAAGGCAATGGCTGTTGAGATTAATTCTCAGAACAATTTTGCCGCTGACATATTTGGTTGCGTAGATACTGACAACGATGATGATAAGAACGATAAACTCGATATTGATAATCTGTTTGTATAAAAAATACGATTGGAGGAATTTTAAATGATTAAATTTGCAAATATTGGTGATTTCAAGGTAGCACAGAATTTTGGCTATCTCAAGACACCTGTTGTTCTTGAGAACGGCATGGCTGTTACATATGATCTTAAAACAAAGGCTGTTGCTCTACCAACCGCAACAACAGCAAAGCAGGCTGGTCTTGCAGTTGTAATGAACAGAATTGATAAGCCTGAGACACTCACACCAAATGATTATAGAATTGAGGTTGGTGAGTTTCCACGCATTTTTACTCTTGCTTCTCTTGCAGGACATCTTTTTGATATGGACGATGCAGTTGTAACAACAGCTTACAATACACTCGCAGTAGGTGACAAGCTTGTAGTTGGTACTGATGGTAAGTGGGCTAAGAGTGCTGATGTTTCTGATTATGCAGAGTATCTTGAAATTGTGGAAAAGACAAGTTTTGGCGGTAACGGACTTAGAGTCGTTGTACACGCTTAATTAATGAATGTAAAATAAAGGACGGTGTTTTAATAATGATTAATACTTCTTTTGAACTTAATAATCTGAATAAGTCTGAGGTTGCTGTCAAGAACGCAAAGGCTTTCAACGAAGTAGTTGAGATTTGTTCTGCTCTTTTTGCAGGCAAAGATACATCAAAGTACGGTCAGAAGGTAGACGCAGTACGTTCAAGAATTTCAAAGCTTGGTGAACAGGCACTTGCAGGCGATAGCAGAGCAGTTGCAGAGATTAATACCATTGTAAAGTATATTATACAGCCAAGACTTCTTGAGGCAACAAAGGTATTTAATTTCCTTGGTAACTATCGTGAGATTGGCTATGATGAGCAGCCAAGAATTAAGACTTATTCTTATGAGGGTCTTGATGCTAGACTTCAGGCTTCTGGTTCTGATGTAGGTTTTGCAGGTAGAAAGTGGGTAGAGTACCCAATTGTAACTCAGACAATATCTTCTGGTATGGCTATTGATTATCGTGAGCTTGCTTCCGGTAATTTTGCTGGTACTGTAGCAGAGGAAATGGCACAGGTACAGACCGACATGAACAACAAGGGTGTTGCTTATGTATTTGATGTTATTAAGTCTGCACTGAAGAATAATACTGAATATGTAAAGTTCTATGGCGAGTATGACTCTGCTCCAACTCAGGCACAGGTTGACGGTATGATAAATAAGGTTAGAAAGCTTGGCAAGGTTGGTATTGCAGGTGACTTCTCACTTATTTCTGGTATCTGTGATTGGAACGGTTATAAGACAGTTGGTTCTACACCAATCCCATTCTTCAATGCTACACAGGTAGACGAGATTGCTAGAACAGGTCTGAATGGCTTCTATAAGGGTTCAGCTCTTATTGAACTTGAGAACCCATATAACTTCACAAAGCCACTTGCTGACAAGTCAGGTTTTGACACATACTACAATCCCAACGATCTGTGGTTTATTGCACAGGGAGCAAATTCTCCAGTAAATATCTTCAGACGTGGTGGTATTACAACTATGACAGGCAACGATGTTGAGACAGGTACAGTAAAGACACGTTTCGATATGGAGCTTGGTGCTGACGTTGTAAAGGGCAGAGAATTTGAAATTGGTCTGCTTACAAAGCAGGGTTAATTACATAATAATTATTGATGTGGCGAGGGTGTAAACTCTTGCCACATTATTATTATATTTGAAAGGAAGATTAAAATTTGGCAAATGTAAGAAAAAATACAACTACTGCCACAATGAATAACGATATTACAGAAGTAAAGTCTAAAAGGGAAATTCAGCTTACCGATAGAGTGTTTCTTGAAAACACTCGTAATTGGGAATTGGGTTTTAGGGCTGTGGAAACACAAAGAGATATTACTATTCCACCAAACGCAAAGAAATTTGCGCAGCTTAATGTTGGAGAGGTTATGGCTCAGATACAGGAAGGTAACGGAATGTTCTGTGGTACTGACGGCTTTGGCAATAACGCTTATCTGAAAATTCTTGATGAGGATATAAGAAGATACGTTTTTTCACTTGACGAGAGTGATAATAATGAACCTGTTATTCTTGATATTAACAGTGTAAAGGCACTTCTTGGCATTAGCAATAAAGCCGATTTTATGGCTGAACTCTCAAGACTTGTAGTTACTGAAGGCGATAAAAAAATGATTATTCCACTTGCCAAAGAAGTTGGAATTGACAACGTGGCAGTTTACAAGCGTAACGAAATAGAAAATATTTCAGGCTATAAGTTTTAAGAAAGGGTGTGGTTAAAATGGCTACTACCTATGAAGATGTGGTCGCTGTTTTTGAGTCCACATTTCTTGAAAGGGTTGCGTTAAGTGACGACCTTGTTTTTCAGTGGTTTAAAATGGCTTGTGGCGAGTTTTCAACTCAAATTAGTCAGCTTTACTTTAATAATGAGAAAAAAATATTTACTGATATTGACGGAAATGATATTGTTTTAAATCAGATTGTTGTTAATATATTGGGCTATACAATAAAGAGATTTTATTGTGAAAGACAATATAGCAAAATTGTCAAACGTAGCAACATAGTTTCCAAGGATTTATCAATAAACAACTCAGAGGGTGACAAAAGACAAGCTAAAGTTGAGATTGATTGGGTGAACTTTAAAATAGTTGACCTTTATGAGCAACTTAAAGATACTGCGTATAATTGAGGTGGTTGAATGAGTAAAGAATGGTATTTAATTCGGCAACCGTATTATACGGAAGGTTCTGAAAAACCAGATTTGTTGTTTGATAGTAAAATGTCATTCAATGACGTTTTAGAGGATAGCGTTATTGAAGATGATATTATTCTGTGCAGTGGAGTGTTTAATGGCGAGAATTTTGAAAATGAATTTGCTACAAAGGGCATAATTCAAAATGAAATACCTGACACGCCAACACAAGCTTGGCAAAGACAGATTTTGACTTATATTAGTACAATATCGGACTATAAGTACATTAAATATGACAATAAGATTTGGCTAATATTGACCGAGCCTACAAATAACAAACTGTATGAAAAATCTATTTTGTATTTGTGTAATTACGTTATTAAGTGGCAAGACGAAAACGGCATAGTTCATTATAAGCCGTGTAATATTCAAAATGCTTCACAGTACAACTCAGGCACAAATGAGACAAAAGTAATTACCATTGGTTACGATCAGTTGATGATGTACATTTCGCTTGACGAAGAAACGAAATATTTTCCTCATGATAAGCGTTTTTTCATTGATTATAATGACAAAGAGCCTACACCTTATAGAATTACTAGACCTGATACTGTCAGCTTCTCTTTTGGAAATAGCAGATGTATGCACATTATCTTGTCAGAGGGTCAATATAATCCGCAGACAGATAGAATTGACCTTATGCTATGTGATTACTTTAAGCCCAATAATGCAACCAAACCTGTTGAAATATCTTACAGTGGCAATGCAGAAATTCGTTGTGGTGGTACAGTAAAAACATTTACTGCAAAAACAGATAAGAGTGTCACTTGGTCTTTGAAATTACTTGATAAGCAACAAGATTTTATTACCATGATAGTAAATGAAAATAAGGTAAAGATAAAGTGTTTAAGCAACAATGCTTTAATCGGTAGCTCTTTTAAATTGGTTTGTACAGTTGATGATGTTTTGTCTGAATTGTTAATTAATATAGTGGGAGGTGTGTAAAATGCCAATAAATTCTGTTATATCGGAGTGGAAAAATAAAGCTATTTCTATGATATTATCACAAGATAATATATTAGATTTATTTGAAAAGGACGATGAAGAACTAGAAAATATTGTGTATTCTAATATATACCCTTTTTTATATATACCTTACACTCAAACTAATGTAGAATTGTATCTTAACATTGAAGTTTCAGTTCCGAAAGTAATATGGGGAGCATTTAAGGGTTATCCCCAAATGATAATCCAAATAATTTGTCACCAAGATAAAATGAGACTTAACAAAGCTGGTATTTCCAAAACTAGAATGGATTATGTGTCTGAATTGTTAGGTCAGTTATTTAACAACTCAGATGGTTGGAGTGGCAATAGAATACAACTTATTTCGGACGTACCAGATAATTTGTCACCTGTTTATAAAAGGCGTACCTTAATATTTCAAGGTGAAGAACTTACGATAAATCCATGTGAGGGTAATTAGTTATGGACGAACTTTCGATTTATCGTAATAAAAAAGAAACATTTATGTTAGGCAAGTTTGAAATTCACAACCCAACTTTGGACGAGATTTCAGACGAGTCAAAACTAGGTGAAAAACAGTTTTGGGTCATTGTGTCTGACATAATTTCAACTCCATATGATAGAAGGCTATATCTTTGGAGCAAGGGTATTGATTTTAACTCAGTAGATAGTTTTGACTTGTTTTGTGATATTGTCGAAAATCATTTGCTAACTGATGTTTCATTTATAATCCGTAATATTGATTTTGGTAAGATGAAACGCTATATTGACACGAATAGCGGTGATATTATTTTATTTGATGTTTACAATAATATTCAAATAGGTAAAGCAGATTATGAACTGCTTACTGAATATTTCAGGAAAATGCTTAATATCGCTGATAACAATATTAAAGACGGAAATGAACACACCCGAAAATGGAGATTGCAATATGAATTAGACAAGCTTGAAAGACAATTAGCTAGGGGTGAGTATCAAGAAAAAGAATTTCGTTCTATTTTGTTGCCATATATTTCAACATTAACAAATATTGAAGGGTTTAAATACAACTGGGACACGGTTTGGTCGTTACCTATTAATGTTTTTTATGATTGTCTTTTAAGAAATCAAATCATAAATCAAGCACAGAAACTTACCACAGGTTTGTATAGCGGTACTTTTTATTATAAGGACATTAAGAATAAAGAAGAATTAAATTATTTCCGTACATGGTAACGGAAACAATAGAAAATAAAGGAGGAAATAATATGTTTAATCCAGACAAATTGCTTTTTAAACAAGCTATTTCAGGTCAGATGTTTTCGCCTACTGACGGAGTGCTGTTTTGGACTCTTGAAGATTTGAAAGATGTAAACATTCAGACCAATGCTACTTCACAGGATAAGACAGATGCAACAGGTGCTGTAATTGCAAAATACTATGACGCTGATACAGTTCAGATTACAGGTAATACATCGTTCCTTACGCTGTCACTTCTTGCTGCTCAGTGGGGTACAGAAAAGAACGTTGCAAGTTCTACTAACAAAATTCTCATTCCTAAAAGAGAGAAGATTAAGGTGGGTAGCGACATAACAAAGATTACTCTGAGTAAAGTTCCTGTGGGTGGAATATCATTCATTTATCTGCTCAATGAAAGGAAGGAACAGGTTGCTTCTTACAAATATGCAGCGGTAAATTCAGAAAAGGAATTTTCACTTGATGCGGCTAAGAAAGAAATTACACTTCCGACAGATACTGCTATCAAGGAAGGAATGACTATTCAGGTATATTATACATATGAGTCTGAAAATGCAGTTGACATTACAAAGAGTACGAATGATATGCCAAAATCAGGTGAATTTTGGCTTGAATCAATCTTTACAGATATTTGTGATAAAAATATTGAATATCATGGTTGGGTTGTCGTGGCATCTTCACAGCTTTCTCCTGAGACTCAGATACCGCTTGACAAAACAGGCGACTTCCCATTTACTATTGACTCTCTGAAGGACTATTGTAGTGACGAGGGTCAGCTTCTGAGATTTGTTATTCCAGAGGATTAATTTATGGAAAACAACCATGAATGTATTATTTGTGGTAATGGATATTATGCGTGTAATAAATGTGATAAAATAAATAGTTGGAGGAGATATGTGGACACACCATCTTGTTATCAATTATATTTAATCATAGAAGAATATATGCACGAAGTCATTTCCAAGGTTGAAGCAAGAAAACTTCTTGCCAATATTGGTATTACTTCCGAAACATTAAAAAAGAAAGATTATAAAGAGTCGGTCTATAATGTTTTGGCTGATATTACAAACCTTAAAAATAGTACAATAAATAAAAAAACTAAATAAAATAGAAAGGGCGGTTATTATGATAAGTATTGACCGCCCTTATTTTTTTATAAAGAGGTAGAAATGACAGATAGAAGCAAGTTTAATGTAGATAAAGACAAATCAAAACGTAGTTATAATGGTATTATTTTCGACTCAGTGTTAGAAATGAAATATTATCGTGATGTACTTTGTCCCTTAGTGGAAAGCGGTGAAGTGATTTCGTATGAGTTACAGAAACCATATGAACTGCAACCGAAGTTCGTTCACGATGGCAAAACTGTGTTGCCAATTAAATATGTCGCTGATTTTGTGGTTACTTATAAAAATGGTGTCACTGAAGTTATAGATACAAAAGGTATGCCAGACTCAGTGGCAATACTTAAACGTAAATTGTTTTGGTATTGCTATCCAGACATTACATATAAGTGGATTACTTATGTCAAAAAGTTTGGTGGGTGGATTGATTATGACGAGTGTAAGAAACTGAGAAACGCAGAAAAGAAACGCAAGAAAATGGAGGAAACTTGAATGAAAAATAGGCTTAGTTTTGCGGAAATGCAGGCATTTATAAATAATGTAGTCAAGGGTACAGTTGAGTACGGAGCAGGATATGAAGAAATTTTGCATAAATATTACGTTGTCACTCTTTACGGAGAACATAAACTTTCGTCAGATGATATTGCAGAAATTTATGATAGTGGAGAGCTGGATAGGGAATATAATAATATTGATTGGAAGTCGATTGATTACGCACAGTATAGCATGATTAATGCAGCTATTGACAGCGGTATTGACATGAATGTTAGATACAAGGCGGCTGAAAAGGTTATGAGCATGGCAAACATAGCTATAACGGAGCTTGCAAGCAAGGCAAAAGAAATGATAGAACAGATTAGTGTTACTACGAAAGATATTGACACTGAAAGCTTAAATGAAGTGTTAAAAACACTTAAAGATAGTAATGACATGGCAAATAAAATTGTAATTTCAAACAACAAGGACGGTGACTAATATGTTCTTTGCAGAACAGGAAATAGCACTTGGGATAGTTCCTAATGCTAGGAATATTCATAGGTTTGTGTATTTTGCACAGGTACGTCCCTCTGTGATTAATCTAACAACAGGTAGAACGGTCAATGGCAAATCAATTATAGGTCTTTGTAGCTTGGGTTTAAGAAATGGTGATAAAGTTACGATAGAAACACATAGTAAGGTTTCTCAGGAGCAAGCTGACGAGGATTTAAAGCTTGTTGTAAAGTGGTTGCGTGGTGAGGAATAAATGGTTGTAAAAAACCTTAAAGAACTAGAGCGAGAACTAAGAACAAGAATTGATTACGCTCTGCTTACAGATGTTGCCGAGGTTGTTACCACTGTTATGCTAGATCATATTGAAAGAGATGTTTACGATAGTTATGTACCACATGAATATGTAAGACGATATGATAATGGTGGTTTAATGGATATTAATAATATTAATTCTTCTATCGAAGGTGACACTTTAGTTGTTGAAAACAATACAATGGCTAACCCTTATATTTTTGTACAGGGGAAAATGATTAAGTCAGATAATACAGGTCAAGAATTAGCATCTATCATTGAAACTGGTTGGGGGTACGATTTTGGAAATTGGACGTATCATGGTGTTGCTAGACCATTTATATATAACACAAAAGAGGATTTAAGTGATAATAAATATCACGTTATAGCTTTAAGACAAGGACTTAAAAGACAAGGAATAGAGGTGAAGTGAAATGGCAGATGATTTAAAAATACGAGTTCCTGTGGAACTTGACACAAGTAAAGTTAAGGACGATATACCTAAATTAAATAATGTACTTGCAAATGATAATAAGGCTCATGTTAAAATCATTGGTGAGTTGGACTTGAGTAAAACACAAAAGAAGATTCAATCTCAACTTGCTACAATCAGCAAAAATCTAAAAATAGATATTGGTGGTTTAAATGTGACCTCTATTCAGAATAGTATAAAGGTTGCTGAAAAACAGGTAACTAGCTCTGTTAAAAATATAAAGCATGAGATACAGAATATTGACACAACTCTTGCAGAAACTTTCAAGGCAGGTTTTAATAAAGACGGACAGATAGATATTGTTAAAACTATTGAAAATGCAAGAAAGGTTTTGAGTCAGTTTGGCAATCCGACATTTTCATGGACTAAAGATAGTTCGGGTGAAGTCGCTCAAATTACGGCAGAAGTTACAAGTTTAACAGGTCAAGTTGAAAAATTGAAATATGCTCTGAACGAAACAAATGGGTCATTTGACTATCTATCGGGTAGCAGTTCTGAAAAGGGTATCTTAAAACTGATTGCGGATATTGATAAGGCTAAGTCAAAATACACAACACTTCTTTCCGAGTTTAAATCATCAAATTCGGGCATTGAAACAGGACTTACTAAGGAAATCGCAGATGTTAATAATGCTATTAATAACCTTGGTAAAGGTGGCTCCGTTGCGGAAGTTGATAGTTTATTTAATACTCTTAAAACTACTGCAAACGAGATTAAGCAAAATCTTGATACTACTTCAAGTTCATTTAATAAAGTAACAAATGCTGAAAACACTTTGGCAAAAATGCCTACCACAATACAAGAAATTTCAAATAACTTTTCTAAGCTGAAAAATCAGCCACAAGAAATTGTGGATTTAATTCAAGGTTTAAACACTCAATTAACTAAGGTAAAAGATACCGAGGAGAATTTTGGACGCAATAAACAATGGTCTGAAGAATATCGTGAGTTAGTTGTTTCGGTTAAAAAAGCAGAAACAGAAATAAAGAGTTTACAGTTACTTGAAAAATATGATAATTCTGAGGCACAACAGCAAGCTAGTAGATACAATAAAATTATCGAAAATATTTCGCTAATTAACAAGTTAGAAAAACAACGTATTTCAGCAGGCAAAGAGGAAACTGTTGAAATAAATAGGCAAATAAAAAATGCAAAGGGCAGAATATCTACAGCCGAAAGCTATTTGAAAAAAAATAAATTAATTTCTTCGGAATATGAAGAACAAATACGTTTGCTCAAGAAAACAGGTGAATATGAACAGGCTATTGTAAAAGCTAAGTCTGCCGATAAATCGTCAGCTACCTCCACTAAAACAGAAAATAATGTAGCTAGACTTACGCAAAATCTCACTACCTTAGAAACAAAGTGGAAAGAGTCTCCTATTTTTAATGGAGAGTTTCAGGAAAAGTTTAATGAGCTAAAAACAAGTTTGTCTAATGTAGGTGGTGATCCTAAAGCATTAGACGAATATCGTATTAAACTCAATGAGCTAACAAACGAGTTAAAGAGGGCTGATGTAGCTTATAAAGCTAGTTTTTCTAGCAACAAATCACAACAGAGCATAGAAGCCACAAAGCAGAACATTAAAAAGTTAATATACACAATTCAGACATGGCAACAGGCTAATACTAAAGCCATGAGCAAGAATACTTTTAATGGCGGTACATATCAGGTTGAAACTGATAATATGATAGCTTCACTCAAAAAGTTGCTTAATGCCAGTGATTTAACTGCGAGCGATTTGAAAGCCAATGTTGATAAAATCAATCGTAGTTTTAGGACAATGAGTTCTGAGGCACAGGCGGCAGGTGTGAATGGTTTAAGCTTTTTCGATAAGATTAAAGAGGACGCTTTAAAATTCACAAGCTGGATGAGTTTAACTACTGTGATTTCAGGCATATCAAGAGAAGCCGTTAAGTTCTATAATAATGTTGTAGACATTGATACAGCTATGACAGAATTGCGTAAGGTTACTGATAACACAAATCAGCAATATGCCGAGTTCTTTGATAATATAGGTCAAAAGGCTAAAGATTTAAAGATTAATTTATCTGATCTTATTTCTCAAACCGCAGAATGGGGCAAACGTGGTTATAGTTTAGATGAAGCTGAAACACTTGCCACAAACTCAGGCATTTATTCAGTTGTTGGTGAAGTAGATAATGCAACAGCAGTACAAGACCTAACAACAGTTATGAAAAGCTATAACATGACAGTTGATGAGTCTATCAATATTGTCGATAAGTTTAACGCAATATCAAACAAGTATGCTGTTTCAGCAAGTGATATTGGTGATATGTTGTCAAGGTCAGTATCTTCACTGAGCGTAGCAGGAAATACACTAGATCAGGCAATAGCAATGGGTACAGCCATTACAGAAATAACTGGAGACGCAGCCGAAGCGGGTAAACGCAAATTGCCCGACTATATAGTAATATATAGCAAGTTAGTAGCTATATCGGTTAAAAGCTAAAGGATAGCCAAGACCGAGCAAAGACTAATATATGTATATAAAGGAAATTTTATTATGAAAAATTATTATAACGTATCGTCATTAAGACTGATGCGTTTTTTATTTGCATTAGGTTTCGATAAAGAGAGTTATATTAACTCAAAAGGCAAAGAAAATTGGAGATTTAAGAATAATGAGAATTTGCAAATTGCTCTAAAATTTTATAGGGACATGAGGAGTAAAAATAGATAGGAGTTGGTTATATGCCAAAAAAATTATATCCACATATATGTGATTACTGTGGAAAGGAACATTCTATTTCGACAAGCACTTACAATAAGTTAATCAATGGGAAAAGCAAACATTGCTATTGTTCAACCGAATGTAAAGCAAATGCTCAAAGGCGTGGTGATTATGTTATATGTGCTAACTGTGGAAAAAAATTTTATAAAAAACCATCAGAAATAAAGCAGCAAGAAAATTTGTATTGCTGTACAGAGTGTGAGTTTGAACATAGAAAGAAAGTCCATAGGGAAGAAAGAACTTGTGAAATATGTGGCAAAACATTTGTAGTAGGGAAAAGATCAAAACAAAGATTTTGTTCCCCTGAGTGTCAGCATGAATGGCAGACACAGAGAGTTGGCGAGAAAAGTTCTCATTTTATACCGAGTTATAGCAAATGCGATTATTGTGGTAAAATGTTTCATATTTCATTGTATAATCAAAAAACATATGCACACCATTTTTGTTCATTAACTTGTAGGCAAAAATGGTACAGTGAAGTATTTTCACAAGACGATAATTGGAAAGAAAAGTCGAGAATTAAAATGTTGGAAACATTGACGTCTGGAAAAATAAGCTTGACAAATTCTTTACCACAAAGACTTGTCGATGAAATGCTAACAGAGACAAATGTTCCTTTTGAAAGAGAAAAAACAATCGACTTTTATTCTGTCGATAATTTTTTACTAGGCTACAATTTAATTATTGAAGTTCAAGGTGATTATTGGCATTATAATCCAACTACTTTTACAACACCTCCTACAAAAATGCAAATAAAAAATCGTGGTAGAGACAAGGCGAAACATAATTTTATTAAACATAAATATGGAATAGAAATTTTATATTTGTGGGAATATGATATTGTTCACAATAAAGAATTATGTGTTGAGTTGATAAAAAAATATATTATAAATCAGGGTAACCTTGAAAACTATCATAGTTTTAATTACAATATTATCGAAAACCAATTATGTATAAAAGACAATATTACTACGGCATAAAATAAATACATATATTAGAATGCGTAACGACTATAACACTTGATATGGTAACATATTAAGTTTCGCTACTCCCCTTAGTTAAAGGGTGAACATATAGTCTGAACTCGTACTATAATCCTGTGAAAAGAAATACGAGAGTTAGCCAGAAATGACTAACCGCTACATATTTAATGTAGTCAGTACCAATACAATTGGGAAAGTAACAGATTGAACAGCTTAAAAGTTCTGTCAATGCGACTTCGTGGAGCAAAGACAGAACTTGAAGATGCAGGCGAGTCAACAGAGGGCATGGCAGTATCAACCTCAAAACTGAGGGAAGATATTAAAGCTCTTACTAACGTCAATGGCACAGGTGGCTTCGACATAATGAAGGACTCTCAGAACTTTAAGAGTACCTATGAAATTATGAAAGGTATCGCCAATGTTTGGAACGACCTTACTGATACATCAAAAGCCGCTGTCATAGAGAAAATTGCAGGTAGAGTTTACCTGAATGTACAGAAATGTGCATAAAGAATATATTTAATTGCAGGTAATGAGTAAAGCCTTACACCACAATAATGAAGAAATTACATTATGACGGTGCGAAAGCAGAAATAACGTAAGGATTGTATAAGGTCAAAAGCCTAAGTACAGTAACAATCTCTGTTCATGCAGCTAAGTACCCTAACGTTATCCTAGATCATAGGACAGTTTAAGTCGAGGGTAAAAGTTCAACGACTATTCCCCATATGGGGTTGTAACAATAAAATAAAGGTGGAAATCCTGAATAGTTGCAACAAAAGAAGTACGGCTCAATCGCAAATGGAGTGGGAGAATAACCCTTAAACGGAAAAGGTATAATTGCTGTCATAAATGACGTGATTAAGAAATAGTCTAAACTCTATGTGAAAGCATAGGATATGTTATATAACATATAAGTAAATTTGCGACTTACTTTAATATAATTGAAGCAAAGAGGCAATACAATTACTACATTGCTTACGAATATGAGTCAAGCGGATAAAATTGTTAATGACTCAATAGGCTCTGCTGGGTCTGCTATGTCAGAGTATGAAAAATACCTTGACTCTATTCAAGGAAGAGTGCAAGGTTTTCAGACAAGTATCGAAAATTTGTCAGCTACTCTGATTAATGGTGATTTGGTTAAATTCGGTATCACCAGTGGAACACAAATTATTGATGTTCTTGATAATCTAATTAGTAAATTCGGTGTTTTAGAAACACTTATTCCTGCTGTTATGGCAGGATTATCATTCAAAAACGTAGGTAAACAATTATTAAAGATGCCAACTTATGCACAGCCACAAACTATATGTGCATAGGTCACACACGTTTTAAAATAAGGTTGCCAAATTGCTGGGCAGACAAACTGTTTGTATAAATTTATAAATATTTAGACAAATTTATATAAATAGTACGAATACCCTTTGTATCAAGTAATTGGTGCAAACTCCACGTTAAATGCTTTTAACTCCTAAAGTCTTACAACCCAAACAGTAATTTGAAAAGATAAGCTGAGAGGTACGAAAGTAGAAAAAATAGTAAGAATAGTCTATGCTGAAATAAAAGCTAATCAGTGCTAATGAGAGGATAAACGTGACACATTAGAAACGTTAGTGCTAAGGACTAATACAATGGACGTTTAGCAGGGAAATTCCTAAGTTATATATAATAATATGGAAAACCCCCAACGACTATCTCCTAGAGGGAGAGTAAAACCACAAGCTTATGGTGGAAGAAAAATGTGGCTCTATAATGCAATATTATAGATGAAGATATAGTCTACGCTCATGTGAAAGCATGAGAGGTCTGTCGGTAACGACAAGACTGTATTGGAAGTTGCGTTCCAATATGAATAAGATAAATATGTACAAATCAAATAAATTTATAAAAATCTATTGACATTTATATCATTTAGTGTTATAATCATTATAGAGGTGATATAAATGGAATTATTAAGCATAGGTAAATTTGCTAAATTAGTGGGAATAACACCCGCAACATTAAGACGTATGCAAGAAACAGGGGAATTAATACCAGAACATATATCAAAAGGTGGAACAAGATATTATTCTACCGAGCAATTAAAAATGTTTAAGAATGATACCGTCAAACAAGTTGTGATAGGATATTGTCGAGTGTCTACATTTTCTCAAAAAGATGATTTAAACACACAAATTAATAATGTTAAATCATATATGATTGCTAAAGGTTATCAGTTTGAGATAATAACAGATATAGGTTCAGGAATTAATTACAAGAAAAAAGGTTTACAAACATTATTAAAAAGAATTAATAACCGTGATGTATCAAAAATAGTAATCTTATATAAAGACAGATTAGTGGGGTTTGGCTATGAGATGATCGAATATATATGCCAACTGAATAATGTTGAAATAGAGATTATTGATAATACAGAATATACTAAAGAGCAAGAACTCACAGATGATTTAATACAAATAATTACAGCATTTGCTAATCGTTTGTACGGTCAAGGTTCAAAAAAGACAAAACGGTTAATTGAAGAGGTAAAAAATAATGTTGACAACAAAGAAGGTACGTCTTAAACTAACTCCAGAACAAGAGATACAATTTAGAAAAAGTTGTGGAGTCGCAAGATGGGCTTATAACTATCTTTTATCTGAAAAACAACGAGTGTATGATGAATATATTTCTAATGGTAAAACTGGTAAAAAGACAATTAGCGAAGGAGAAGTGCGTAAATATATAAATAATGTTTTAAAACCTACTACACATCAATGGTTGAAAGAAGTTGGTAGTAATGTTATGAAACAAGCAGTTAAAGATGCTGATAATGCATATAAAAACTTCTTTAATGGATTGTCTAAAAGACCTAAATTTAAGTCAAAGAAAAGTAGTAAGCAATCTTTTTATGTAAATTATGAAAGTCTTACAAGAATAAATGGTGGTTTTAAAGGTGAGAAGTTAGGTTTTGTTAAAACTTCTGAACCATTGCCAAAACTTGCTGACGGAGAAAAATATGCCAATCCTCGAATTACATTTGACGGAAAATATTGGTATCTATCAGTGGTATATAATATTGAGCCAAAATCAGTTCAATTAACTAATGAAAGTTTAGGTATTGATTTAGGTGTAAAAAACTTGGCAATATGTTCAAATGGTGTAACTTATAAAAACATTAATAAATCGAAACGAGTAAAAGCATTAAAACGCACACTTAAAAGAGAACAGCGAAAACTTTCAAGAAAGATTGAATGTAATATTATAGGTTACGCAAATAACAGAAAACCTATATTTAGAACACCCTTACAAGGCTGTAAAAATATTCAGAAACAAATTCATTATATCAAACTCATAAACAGAAAGATAAACAGTATAAGAAATAATCATCTTCATCAAGCAACTGCTGAAATAGTGAAAACCAAGCCATTTCAGATAGTTATGGAAACATTAAATATTACAGGAATGATGAAGAATAAACATCTTGCAAAAGCAATAGCAGAAGAAAAGCTTTTTGAGTTTAAACGACAGATAAAATACAAGGCTGAAATGTATGGAATAAAAGTTGTAGAAGTTCCAACATTCTATCCAAGTTCAAAAACTTGTTCTGTATGTGGCTGTATAAATACAAATCTTAAATTATCTGATAGAGTGTATCATTGTGATAGCTGTGGTATTACTCTTGATAGAGATTTAAACGCAGCAATTAATTTAGCAAATTATAAAGTTATATAATTCACTATAAAGAATTTTATAACTATGTACCTATCGTTACTGGGGAATTTAAGTCTACAGAGTGTTATAACAAATGAGAGTAGCTTAGGCAAAATCAGACACGATGAAGTAGAAAGTCTAATTCGTGAGAATAGACATGGTGTAGATATTTATAAATTATAATAGATTTGTACATATTTATCGTAACGGAACGGCTAAAGCTTTGCGACTACTTATAGCAATGGCACTATAAGAGTGAGGAAACTCGGAAACAATAGCAAAGATAACATATGCTGAGATAAAAGCCTATTATACTATTATAATAGGTGCTAAGTGTTGTTAAAAATGTCAGGTCAGCAGCCAACCCCTATCGGGAGATACGGACTAGGTTCAGAGAGTAGACGGTAACTATCTTGTGGTAAGATAAAGGTGTACTCCAACTATAGGTAACACCTATAGCGTTTCAAAAAATGAATTATCCCTCATTTATTTAGTTTTGTCCTTTAACAGTAAGGGTGGGATAAAACTGTTATTAATCATTTTGCATAGTGATTTATTTTACACTATTCATTTGCGTATGTCAACACTAAATTTGTTCGTTAATAAAAATTTTACATTTATATTTACACAATGTTTGTTAATGCAACCAATATATGGCTTGACATTAGTTCCCAAAATGGGTATACTAATAATAGAAATATGCGTTAGACGCATAAATTATTATTCTTACGCATAATTTATTAGTTATACGCATATTTTAGGTGCTTGCCCCTATAATATAATAGAGGTGATACCGCATGGGAGAAACTAATAACAAAAAGAATGTACGTAAAAAGAAGGAGGAGTTGATAGATATGGCAGTTATGAGTAAACCTGTAAATCTTGCCTTCGTTGTTAGAGAAGATAAAGCGGACGAATTTATTAATTCCAAGTCCTCCGCAGCAGTTATTTCAAAAATAAAAAAACAGGCAAGAGAGATGATGAAACATTCGACTTTTAACGGACAGCCATGGGACGAAGATATTAGGAAATCACTTGAAGATTAGTTTTCGTGAGATAGACGAGGGTAACAAATTAATATTATCTAATTTTCATAGTGGCAATGATAGTATAGACAGTTACTTTAAAGGCAAATGCGAAGCAATAACAGATACTTCTGCTAAATCTTTTGTGGTTACTAATGATAACACACAAAATGGTATGCCTAGTGTAATTGGTGTTTATTCCTTATGTTGCTCTGGCTATGTTATTGATTCTCATAATTATTTTTACATTCATCCAGCGGTTGAGATAAAATATTTTGCAATCAACGAATATTATCAAGATATTCAATATTCAGAAAATACTGAAGAAGGTTGTCTTAGTAGTAATATTTTGGCAACGATTATTGGAAGAATTATTAGTTTTACTGATAGTTATTGTGGGGCTAATAAAGTGATATTGTACTCTGTTCCTGAAGCAGAATTTTTTTATCAACGTATGGGGTTTCATCTTTTTGCAAATTATATGCTGAAAAACAATGAAAGATACCTAGAAGGGTGCATACCAATGTATCTTGATCTTGATACCATGGAATGATGTTGCAGAGGTGATATATGAAGGCAATAAAAAATATACACGAGATGTCAAAGTGTGTTAAGTGGTTGCAAAATAATAAGTTTGAAAACTTTACCATTGAGAAGATTCATATTAGTCGTTCAAGAAGTGAGATTTATGTAGTCGCTGATTTTGATGACAATAAAGTGGATAAAGTTTTGGACGAATTTTATAATACAACTTGTGCTTATACAGTTAATTACAAACAGGATATTGTTTTCATGATTACTTCTGAAAAGAGTTTGATGACAACAAGAATGCCCAAGTTTGAGGAAGTAATTAATGTAATTCCTAGTATTTGAGTCAAAGAATTTGTGTTCTGAACAAATGCAACGGAGCGCTTCTAAGAGATAACGTGGACTACATAATGAATAACCATAAAATAAGACCCTAGAGAAAATCTAGGGTCTTTTGTTATACATGAACACACATTGTTTACTTTTGCCCATTTGTACACTTGTGTACACTCATACTCATTATCTATTCACTCAAATTAACATTTACGTTAATCCAATCCTTGCCGTCACGTTCCATAGTGACAGTATAGTATAATCTGCCCTTAACACCAAAACTATTTTCAGCGTCCACATAAGATGATACAGTGTAGCTATCATCATGATGTGTAATAAAGTTTTTATCATACATTGGATAATCTGCCGTGGCAGGGGCTTTTAACTGTTTATTTACATAGAATTTAGCTGCTGTGTAAGCTTCTTGGCTGTAGTCTTTTTCAGAGCTTGCACTATTTATGGCAAGGTAAATAATTAAAATTAATATGCCCCATGCAATTACATTAGCAATAAAAATCCCCAAACAACCATTACTTTTTTTGTTTTTGTTGGGTATCACGTTTGTGTTTTCTTCCATTTGTATTTCCTCCATTGTTATTTGTATCAAAACTGCAAATATAGGGTTTAGGTCTTTAAAACAACCAAAGATGATGGTGGTAATGATAGGATAAGTGTATTTGGGCAAATGATAACTCAGTTGTCCGATTTTAAAAAGATAAATCCGTTTAGTCAGTTTAAAAACAATTCACTTATTCCTGTAAATGAAATAGCAAACGTCCGTCAATTTAATAATCTTTTAACACAAGGTAAATCAGTAGCCGAAGCCGAGTCAATAGCTTTAAAAGGCTGTTCTAAAACAACTCTTGACATTGCTAGAAGTGCTAATGGTGCAGCGGTATCAGAAGAAATACTGTCTGCTTCTTTAAAGGGCGTTGCAACTTCTTCCAAACTTGCTGCTGTTGGTATGAAAGCGTTGTCTATTGCTGGCAATATGCTTACAGGTTTAGCTATTTCTTTCTTGCTTGATGGTATTATAACACTTTTTGATAATATTGTCAATGGTGCAGATAATGCAAAAGAAAGTTTAGCTCAGTTCACAAGTAGTTTTTCTGACTCTATTGACAAATTAGATGAAGAAAACAAGTCAGTAAACGAATTAGTAAATCGTTATGTAACTTTGGTTGCAACAACAGATGACTTGTCGACCGTTAAGGACGATTTGAATACTATTCAGGATAATTTAATTGATAAGTACGGCAATGAAGCTAAGAGCCTTGACTTGCTTAATGGCAAAATGTCTGAAAATATTAAGAAAATCAAAGAGTGGAAAAAAGAAAAGGCTGAAAGCGAACTTTATCAAGAGTCAGATATTACTGATCCTGATGATGAAGATAGGAAGCTGAGTATTGCCGAGGCTTACGCCTTGGCTCAAAAAAAGTTAAAAGAGGGAAGTTCTTTCGGTTCTAATGGCGGTAGAGTAGGTCAAGCGTATGTTCCCGATACGTTATTTGGAAAATACAACAGTAATGCAGACATAAACAAGGTTGGTTCTCGTGATTACGGCGATTGGGGCGATTACAAAGAAGTAGTCGAAATACTTAAAAAATACAATAACGTTGGTATGAGTGGTTACGATGATGATACATTATACTTTGCAGGTACAATGCAAGAACGTATTGATACTATGCAAAAGGTTTATGATGAATTATCCGAGAAATGGGCAAACATTTCAAAAGACGATAATCGTAACAAGTGGTTGACTGATTTACAGAAAGAAATTGCTACCACAACAGAGGAATATGATAAACTTTCTAATGCCGTTGATAAATACAACGAAATTCAGAAAACACTTGAAAACTATAACACAAGTGAAGAATTTAGCAAAGCATTTGATGAAGCTCAGAAAGCTACTGAAAGTTATAGTCATGCTGTAGCAAATAAAAATATTGACGATGTTGATAGGCTTTATGATTTAACTCAGAAATACAAAGATAAGTTAATCAACTTGGCTAATGGTGACGAGGATTTAATTGACTATGTTAATACTTTCTTTGAAACTTTGCCTGCAAAATTAACAACAGGTACTTTTGATATTTCTGAGTGGACGGACGATATTGACGAAGTTCAGAATAAAGCAAAATCACTTAAAGATACTTTAACAAGTCTGCAAGACGGAAGTATTTCGGATAGTGACTTAGTTGAACTGTTTAAATCATATCCTGACTTGGCTAAATTCTCGGGCAACACGGAAAAGCTGACAGAAGAAGTTAAGAAACTGATAAGACAAAACCCTAAAGAATTAATAAACAGATTAAAAGAACTATCAAACAGTTTGCCGAATGGCAATGATAAGGCTAATGTAGAAGGTCTTATTTCAAGTCTTGAAAAACTTGGAGAGGTAGCTTCTTCTATTTCCGACGTTAAACTGTCTGTAGACGATATTGAGAAAATTTATGAGGAAACGTTTGATGATCTTATAGATAAAGCTGAGGACGAGAAAGATGTTCTTGAAGAACAAAAGAATATTCTTACAGAACAAAAAACTCAACTTGACAATATTATTTCTCAGTACGAAACTGTTGCAAACACAGTAGAGTCTTATATTGACGAGCAGAAATCAGCTATTGAGGACAGATATAATGCTGAAATTGATGCCATTAAAGCTGTTAATGAAGAAAAACAAGATACTATTGACTTACAGGAAAAGCTAAATAATCTTGAAAATGCTAAAAAGAAAAAGGTAAATGTTTATTCTGAAGCTAGTGGTTGGCATTTGGAAACCAATACCGAGGAAGTAAACAAGGCACAGCAGGAATATGAACAGGCTAGTGCTGATAAACGTGTATCTGACCTTGAAAAGCAGCGTGATAAGGAAACTTCATTGTGGGATAAGTATAAACAACAGTGGCAAGACCTTATCAACAGCTCTACTAACACAGAAAATGAACAGCTTGCCAAAGATATTTTAGGTGTTAATTGGACGGACAAAATAGCACAGCAAGACACAAATATTCTTAATGACTTTGCAAGCAAATACCAATCTTATCGTTCTCAACTTTCAGATCAGGTTGAAAAGGAAATTGAGAGCGTTGAAAAAGAGATAACGGCTAAAAGCAAAGAAATTGAGGCATACAAGAAAGAAAAAGAAGCTTTATCAAAGTATGTTACAGATATTACGAATAAGAATAAAGACTACATAAAACAGTTGACAGATGTTTCTGAAAAAGAAATGCAGACTATGGAAGGTAGGACTAAGTTCTTAGAGGATTGTAAAAAACGTGCTAGGGAAGCTCTTGACTATTCTGATATTTCTGTTGAGGGTGCTAAATCGAATGGTTTGTATCTTGTTCAATATGACGGTGAAACTGTTGGAACAGGGCTTGATGAAGCACAAGCAGAACAGTTAAAATCTGAACTGTACGGCAAAATGGTTTCATCAGAACTATTGGCTAATCCTATGCTTGGTAAGAACAAGGGTGCATTAACAGCTATTCTTAATGCTTTAAAGAGTAAGTTCAACATTATTAAGCCATATCGTTCAGGTGGTATTGATGATTATACAGGGCTTGCACAACTTCACGGAAAGCCAAATGCAGTTGAAACTATCTTCAATTCAGAGCAAGGCAGAAAGCTATACAACCTTGTGGCTAATACAGATAATCTTGTCAATTATATTGGAGATAAGATTTACAATGGTATAACAGATTTGGTAAGGACAAAAATGTCCTCGCCAAACAATATTCAAAATAGAAGTGACACAAACAATAAGACTATTGTATTCCAGATTGATACTGTCAATACAACAGACGGCACAACATTCTTAGAGCAGATGAACGCTTATCTGCAACAGGCTGATTTGGATAGAATAGTCGGTAAAAATTATTAAATAAACACAAAAGTAATAAAGAGCCATTAATTATTTAGTGGCTCTTATCTTTTGGAAAACAAGAGAGGTGAAGAAAAAAATGATTATGACTCCTACATTGGTATTTCCTGATGATGAGGTTGTAAAGATAGATAAGCATAAGGACACAAATGGTGAATATGATCGTGCGCCACACTTCAGTTATCAGTTTAATTGTACGGCAGGTTCGGCTATGCGTTGGGCATTGTGCGAGTACACAAACCTTAAAACAGGCGAAGTTAATCACTCTTATTTTCCAAAGGGTGGTGACATAAACACCTTTTACAATGGTGATAAAGTCGGTGTTAATGAACTGGTTTTTAATGACATTGCAGAGAACGGTCATGATTACCAATATCAATACATTCTTTTTCAAACAGACCCTACAACCATAGCTGATGATACTCAATATGGAGATGGTGTTGGTTTGTACGATATGTATTTCTGCCGTGGTAAAATCCAATCTTCGGGTACTACATCAAGTTTTATGATTAACAAGGAAATTGCAAATCTCAAGAGCGCGTACTATTATGAGCGTTCCGACGGCTCAGTGTATTTAGTCGGCGGCGCCTATATCGAGATTGGAGAAGAAAGACGACTGATAGAAACCTACGATTATGAAACTGGTAACGTAAGATTAAAGTCTGGTTTTACAACAGCCCCCGCAAGAGGAACTGAATTTAGGATATTTACTAATTACTTTATAGATAAACCGCATTATGTAAAATGCAGAAATGACCCTGATTGTATTGTTACGGCTGAAGTAAATGAAAACAATTCTACTAGACCAATACATTGTAAAACAACGTATACTCACCCTAATCATGTTGGATTGAAGTATTATAAGTATTATTTGTATCAGATAATTAATTCAAATGTAGTCTATGACGGAACTATTCAGGACAGTACAAATGACACAACTCAGGTCAATCTTGGTAAAAGTATAGGTGAAAATATAGTAAATAAGTGTATTACTATAGAGGTAGAGCCTAGTGGAACAGAGGGTCATGTTACCAAGGGTATTAATGGTTTTATTTCTAACTACAATACTGCTACAGGAATGGCTACAATTTATTGCCCTGCAAACACTCAGTTTGTAAAAGGTGCAAAGTTTACTGTTTATAGTGGAACACAGAAATTGATTGATGAAAGTCCTGCAATTTATAATTTCAGACTCAACTATGATTTCTATGCTATGCAAGCAGGAAATTCATATTGTGTTGTTAGTGAGATTATGACACTTGACGATAAAATGTATCATTTTAGCAAAAGAGTATCGTTCCAAGGCAACGAGTTAGGTGATTTAGTAAACAACTTTAATTGTCTAATAATTAATAATCGTATAGCAATGCTGTCGTGGAGTACAACTCTTAGTGGTACTGCAAAGATTTTTAGATGTAATGTAAATGAAGAAGATTATGTTTTTCTTGGTACTACTAATACAAAGAGCTTTTTTGACACAACAGTTGGTAATAAGCAGACTTATGAATATTATATTTGCTACGGAGATTACAAACCATATAAATCAGAGCAAGTATCGGTAGATAAGGACGGTTGGTTTATATACTCTTTAACTAATTTGGGTACAAAATATAATAAAAAGTATTATGCTATTTCTGAGTGTTGGGAGTTTATAACAGGTATGACCGATAATGATATTACATCAAATATTGGTCTTGCAGTACATACAGGAACAGGTATTAAGCCAAAAACAACTAGAACAGTAACAGATTACGAGAGTGGTTCTTTCTCTGCTGATCTTTTAACAATTAATTGCCCTGATGGGCAAATAGTCGATAATATTGACAGAGTAAAAGCATGGACTAAATTTATTAAAGGCAAGAATGATTTTATGCTAAAATCTCATAAGGGCGATGTTTGGATTATAAATATCTCAGATAATCCTACTAGAATTTATGATAGCACAAGTGTATTAGGGTTGACTAATATTAAGTATGATTGGATTGAAGTTGAAGATATAAACGATGTAATAATTATTAGATAGGAGGTAGGAAAGTGTTATGGATTATTATAATAAAATAGACAATGCTTATCTTGCCGAGTTACATAAACCAATGCGAAAAATGTATGTCAAAATGGAAATTTTATCACACTATGAAGGTGCTATTGGCGAAATAACAAGTGACTTATCTTCTACAGATGGTTCAATAACAATTAATAAAGAGCAAGGCTGCCGTAGGTCTTGCTCTTTATCTATTATTGATAGAAGCGGTAAATACTTAACTCAAAAGGATAGTCCGTTTTGGTACAATCGAAAATTCAAGATCTTCATCGGCTTGCAAGTTGATGAGAATATTTATTGGTTTCCGCAAGGTGTTTTTGTTACAAAGTCGGCAAACTCTAATGGGAGACGATTGAATGTTGAGGGTGTTGACAAATATGGTTTTCTTGATGGAACATTAAATGCTAGAATGTGCCTTGTTGAGTATCAAGCTAGTGTTACAAATTCTAAAAAAGGAACAAATATTGCGACTTTAATTAAGGACACGCTTATGCTTGATTTGGGTAATAATATACCTCTTGACCCTGTTGAGCCGATTATCGACCCTATATTCTATAATGTAACTCTGTATGACGATATTGTAGTTGATGAGGGCGGTTATCTTGGTGAGATTTTTGACAAGATTGCCGAAATGTATGGTGCTAACATCTATTATGATGTCAATGGCAGATTGAGAATGGAAAGAGTTTTTAACTATAATTTACCTTCTTGGTATCGCCATTTGTCACCACAATTTGAACTGAGTGAAACCGAAATTACAGAAACGGATATTAATTATACTTATAATTATGACGGTGTAAACATTATTACAGTTACAACAGACAATACAAGTGGTGAAATTTATTCGTACACAGCTAAAAATGAAAACCCACAATCACCTGTAAACATAAATGCTATTGGCTATAAGGGCTTAGATGGTGGCACTTATTATATACCCCTAGGAGATACAAGTGAAGAAAGCGGAGAGGAAAAGTGTAGGCAACAAGCCGAATATATGTTATTACAACATACTTGTATGAGTACAGGTATTAGTTATAATCTGCCGATCACTCCACATCTGAATGTTGATAATACCGTTAGGGTTAGTAATGATTATTATAATTTTGACAAACAGTTATTTATCGTAAATTCTATTACAATGCCTTTATCGGCTACTGAAATGAGTATTGAAGCCACTAATCTACAATGGCTGCCATTTGATACAGATTGTATTTCGATTTACTGTGAAACTTTAAGTGATACAGTGACAATATCTTATAACACGAATGGTGGCAAGGACAAAGATGGAAACACTATCACTTATAAAAGTATTAACCAAACCCCTAATAAACAAATCGTTTTACAAGGTGGGGATATGTATAACGAGAATAAATTGTTCGCATGGACGGATAGTCAAGGCAATAAATACAATTATGGTGACGTGTACATTGTACCAAATAATAACGCAACACTGATAGCTCAATGGATAACAGGAAATGAAGTTACAGTTACCAATACATTGTCGGCAGATAGTACGGTAGAATTTCAATCTATGTCACCGTCACGTTGTTTGATACGTTATGATGATAACGAAGTAGCCAGACGTAATACAAACACAATTTCAACATTTAAAAAGAATTATTCTTTGGGTACACACGATACAACTATTGTGTCTGAAAGTGATGATTTAACTAACTTTGACAATGCTTTTGATAAAGAAACAACTACAAAGATAGATTGTTCCAAAGTAAAAGCTACCTACCTCACTTCACCTATGGGAAACAGATTTGAGAATATGACAGACTTTGTTTTCCCTGCTAATCTTGCAAACATTTCGACCAGTAAGGGCGTGCTGTCAGGTTGTAAAAAGCTTACCAAGATTACATTTCCTATAGCATACTGTGATATTTCACACCCTGAATCGTTTCTTGCTAATAGCACATTTGTTAATGGTTTGGAACTACCTTACACCTTGAATTTCGTACCAATGGTTTCAGTTGATGGGCAAACAGGTATCGAAGAAATAAAACAAAACGAGATATTAAAAGGAAGTCATGTTGTTGGAAACTTAAACATCAAAGCGGCAACTACAAATAAATGTGTAGTGTATGTAAATAAAGAAACAACAAGTTTAGTTATTTATCCCGCAACAGTGCAGGGAAGATTTTATCTTATGGGCAAAGGTATTGATGGAGATTTATCTGGACTTCAAACTATACAAATTGGGCGATCTACTAACATTAACGACACCGATGGTTTTGCAAGTAATACATCAGCAAGCATAAATCTAAGTTTGGACTTTCAATCGGGTAATTGTACTACCAAAATACCTAAAAACGCTTTTAATGGCTATAGTGGTAATATGATTAATGTTGTAATTTATGGCAATGTGACCGACAGCAATGGTATCACGCTTGAAAACGGATCGTTTTGCAATATGTCTAATATGGCAAAATTGCCAATGACAAATAGTACAAGTTTAAAAACTATACCTGAGAACTGTATGAATAATTTAACATCATTAACTTCAGCGACTACAGGCTATGTGGTTGACGTTGAGGGTTGTAACGATATGCCTAATCTGACAACTCTAAGAATTGAAAGTTCTTGCGAAATAGTAAACGGATTTAATAACTGCCCTAAATTGAAAAATTTGTCATTCATGAGTGACGGAAAAGTAAAAGAAATTGGTGGTTTAAATAGTAATGCTATTACAACATTTTATATTCCAAATATGGCTTTGTCTGTATCGGGCGTGAACAATTGTTCTGCATTAACAACGGTTGTTATTGGGGCTTCTTTGACTAGCTTTACAGGGTTTAATAATTGTCCTAAATTAAACAAGTTTACTGTGGATAGTTCTAATACTACTTTTAAAGTCGTTGATAATAACCTCTGCCAAGGGAATAAACTCTGCCGTGTTCCAATGAGTAAATCAGATATTGTGGTAACAAATGGTACAACGGAAATCATGAGCAATGCTATTCAGATTGCCTTTGTAAACAGCATTTCTATTCCAAATGGTTGCATTTTAGCTAACGACTCAATCAAATGTCAAAGCGTAGGTCAAATTATTCTCCATACTTCTTTTAACACAGAAACTGGGAAATATAATAATTTAACTATGACCGATTTTAGTACCCTTGATAATGTACAAGTCGGAACTATTTTCACGTATGGAAATGGTATAACAGATACTACAAACGCAAATTGTTTGCCTATTGTAAAATACTGTATAGAACATAATATCAATTATGTTGATATGAACGAAACAAATACTAACGCTCGTGGAGCTATTGGAATAAGCGGTAATGCAGAATTGGATGGTGATAACTGATGATAAATACTTATACTTGTACTCCAAATCAAACTTCTTCTGAAACTGTGTTTGCAGATTTAAAAACATTTTTTGAAGATAAGTGGGCTTGGAGTAAAATTGAAACAAATTATCCTGATAGTGAGTCCACCGATTATAACACTTTGACATTTTGGATTGATGGTACAACGTACTTTAGAATAATGTTTGACCCTGCAAAGTCACGTTATTGGGCTGGGTGTGGTGAATATGACTCTTCCCAAACGTCACCATATGCTGATTATGTCAGCTTTACCTATAGCAAGTTTGATAGTGTCATGTTGTATACTACAAGTCGGGGAATGTTGATTTTGTTTAAAAGTGGAGATAATGACTATGTATTAGGTGGGGCTATTGCAAAGATGAGAAAGCTGTCCGATGATACAGAGATAACAGGTTTCTTTACCCCTACTTCAAATTCAGGACATCAAGGAAGTAAAATGGCAAGTTTGTATAATATGTTTAGTCAAAGTTTGCACAATGGCGGTACGAACCTTGTACCACAAGTTGATTTTAATATACCATTGAATAGCACAGTTGAGGGACAATACGCTGCTAAAACTGACGGAATATTCTATGTTTATATGGGACAAGACAGTGTGTTTCCTGCTGACGGAACTGTTGTAAAATTCACAATGAATGGTGTTAAATATGTAGGTAACTGCAAAATGGTTTTAGCCGATTATTCGTAAAGGCGGTGTACAGAATGTCTAAAATGAATAAGCTGATTAAGGAAAGTCAAGATAATAAAAAAACACTTGGTTACACCTATGGAACGGTTAAAAGCTACGACTCTACAAATTGTACAGCCATTGTTTCGCTATTAGAGTATAATGGTGCTGAAAAATCTTTTCTGAATAAATCAGGTGAGATTTTAAGCATGGGAGACAGTGTGTGGATCTATTTCCGTGGTGGCGGTATAAACGCTGGCTACATTGCTATTAGGAATGGCAAACCCATACCTCTAGGAAGTCAAAATTCTAGTGTAGGACGATTTGTTGAATACGTTGATAGTAATGGTCATCATCGCATTTCGGAAAAGTTTAATTATTATGGCAATTCTTATTGGTATACTATAACCCCTGATGGAACAAAAAAGATTACTATTTATCTCGAAAATATTGCTCATGGTGATTATAACCATGTTGAAGGTCAAGCAAACCACTGCTACGAATATAGTTATGACAGCAATAATTATATTGATTTTTCAGAAATGAAAACTCGCAATATACCCTATCTTCGTGAAAATAGCAGTTTAAATTCCTTAACAGGTTTTAATAATACTAGCGTTGGTGGTATTTCTAATCACATCAGTGGTACGTGGAATACGTCTGAATATAGTGTGGCGGTTGAGTGTAGCGGTACAAAAAATACTATTTCCAATTCTCGTAATACATATGTTAGTGGCGTAGATAATATACTAGAGGGTGTAGCTAATAGTATTGTAGTTGGTAGATACAATATTGTTAAGGGTGACAAAACTAAAGACCAAATGGCAAAATATAACGCCGTGTTTGGAGAGCAAAATGATGTTCTTAATTATGATGGATGTCTTGTTGCAGGTTCATGGAATCGCGCCACGGCAGATTACCAAACCGTTATAGGTTTCAATGCAGCAACAACTTATAAAAGCTCGGAAAATGCAAGTATACTATTTAATATAGGAAATGGTCAAGAAGAAGATGGAACTCTAACTTCAAATTCTGCAATGCAAGTGGACTTTTCAGGCAATGTTTATGCTGGCGGTGCATACAAAACTGTTGGCGCTGACTATGCCGAATATTTTGAATGGCTTGACGGTAACACTAAAAACCAAGACAGAGTTGGATTATTCGTTACGCTTGACGGTGATAAAATCAAACTTGCAAATAAGGGTGACTATATCCTTGGTGTTATATCAGCCAACCCATCTATTGTTGGTAACTCTGCTGAATTAGATTGGCATGATAAATATAAAACAGATGTTTATGGACGGTTGATTTATGATGATTCACACAATCCTATAGTCAGTGAAAACTATAACGATACGCTTGAATATGTTCCTCGTGGGGCTCGAAAAGAGTATAGCAAAGTTGGCTTGTTAGGACAGTTAGTAGTTCAAGATGACGGAACGTGCAAGATCAACGGATATTGTACGGCTAGTGTGAATGGCGTGGCAACCAAGTCAGATAGTGGTTATAGGGTTATCAAACGTATTGATGAAACACATATAAAAATAATACTTAAATAGAAAGAGGGCTAACAACCCTCTTTTATTATTGGAGGAAAAGTTATGAAAGAGATTATTACTCAGATGATTACAGAGTATTTGCCTGTAATTTTAACAGCGGTTATGACGGCTATTGTCGGTTTTGTAAAATCGAAGTATACAAAAATCGCAAATGACAGCATTAAGAAAGATGTGGCGGCTACAACGGTTAAGTACATAGAACAGATTTATAAAGACGTTCACGGCACAGAAAAGCTTGAAAAAGCTAAAGAAACCATGCTTGCCCTGCTTGAAGAAAAGGGCATTAAGATTTCCGATGTAGAGCTTGTTATCTTGCTTGAAAGTGCTGTTAAGGATATGAATTATAAATCACTCACAGATTTTATTGCTGAGGTTAAGAATGGCGGTGAGTAATTATGAACACAGTTAAGGAAATTGCTACCTACTGTGGAAGTATTACAACCATTTTGGCACTGATAACAATTATTGTTAAACCAATCAGGAATAAATTTGTAGGGTGGATTTCAAAAACCAGTGGTAAAGATAATCTAAATAAAAAAATAGATAAATTAACAGCATTAGTGGAAAGACAGGTAGAACAGAACCGAAGCATGGAAACTCAGTTGCGAAAACAAAGTTTAGCCTTGCAGGCTACGTTGAGAAATTCTATTTTAGCGATTTATAATTCAAGAATGAAAGAAAATAGTATTTCACTGTACGAAAAAGAAAATCTCGCAAGACTATACGAAAGCTATTCATCTATTGGTGGCAATAGTTTTGTACATAACTGTGTAGACGAATTAAATAAACTGCCTGTAAAGGAAGATTAATTGGAAAGGAAGTAATTTTTATGGCAACAACAATAAAAGGTATAGATGTTTCTCATTGGCAGGGTACTAATGTAGATTTTAACAAAGTAAAAAAGGCAGGATATGACTTTGTTATGATAAACGCAGGCTACGGCAAATATATCGGTCAGAAAGACGAATGTTTTGAAACCAATTACAAAAAGGCAAAATCAGCAGGGCTTAAAGTTGGTGCTTATTGGTATTCATATGCTCTAACATCAGCAGATGCCGAATTAGAAGCCAAGGTGTTTCTTGAGGCGATCAAGGGTAAAACTTTTGAAATGCCTATTGCTTTTGATATAGAAGATAGTACACAGTGTAATTTGTCGGCTTCTACTATAGGTAGTATAATTAATGCTTTTTGCGGTTATTGTGAAAAGAAAAATTATTATGTAATGCTTTATAGCTATGCTGCTTTTCTTAACAGTAAAGTTCCTAGTGATTGTAAAAACAAATATTGTGTATGGCTTGCTGAATTTGACAAGTCAAAGCCTTCATACGGTGGCAGCTATGGTATGTGGCAGTACACAAGTAAAGGCTCGGTTTCAGGTGTAAATGGAAACTGTGATTGCAATTATGCCTATAAAGATTTTGCCGCAATTATAAAGAAAAAGGGTCTTAATGGTTTTAAAAAGCAAAAAAATAATGAACTTCCGATACTCGAAAAGTCTGGCTATAAAAAGGGTGATAAGACCAGTGGTGTTCTCGCCTTGAAAGAAATGCTTATCATAGCCAAGGCAAGAAAACTTCACAACGTCACACTTGACGAAAATAGTATATTTGGCGAGGGTACTGAAAAGGCTGTTAATGCTCTGCTGAAAAAGTGGGGTTATAAGCAGAATAGTGTTGCAGGTGAGAAGTTTATCAAGAAGCTTGCAAGTGCTATTAAGTAATACTAATTGTTTTTGTTTTTAAAGGGCGGGGTAACACAGCTTCGCCCTTGTTATATTTTATTTATACGAAAGGAAGATGATTTATGGCGTATTGTGCTACAAACGGAAACCTGTACGAAAATGGAAAAGCTTTTGAGCTGAAAGTTGGCATTGGTGCTGATTTTAAAGTACAGGCTTCGGGAACTGGCAGTTTTCAGGTTGTAGGAAAACTGACTCAGAATGGTGCAGAGGAAGTGCTTATGATGGTTGATTTAAGTGACTTCTCAACAGTTGATACGATTACAACGGAAAATGTTTATGCAGGAGATGTTAGTGGTTACTATAGTGTGACCGTTAAAAACGTCAAGGGTGTAAACAAAATTTGGGGAACTATAACATATTAAGGAGGTGGATTTATGGCTACAGATATTATTGCTAGAGGTATGGCGGCTAATGCTAAAAAGTCTGTCACCGCATTAGGTAACAAGATTGAAAGCGAAAAATGGATTGGCACAAAAGCCGAGTGGGAAGCTGTTGATAAATCCACTATAAAAGACGGAACAATCGTATATATCACTGATGATGAAACGGTGATTTTATACGATAAAGCGGAAATGGAAAAGATAGCCGCCCAGGTCGCCACAGACCGCAAAGCCGCTGAAACCGCTGCACAGACAGCACAGGCGGTGGCTGACAGTTTGCCTGATGACTACACAACCGCTGTCGAAAAGATAACTGAAAACACGGCTGAAATAGTACGTGTAAAGTTGACGGACAAGGAACTGCAACGTAGGGTAAATGCGTTATATGACATGGGCAACGGCATAACACACCAGTTTGAAACGGACAGTGATACGGCATATCAGAAGACTGTGCCGACTGGGGCGAAGTTGATGAGCGTGAAGTCGATAGGTGGTCATTCTGAGGTCATTGACGGTGAAATAGTCAGTGCTGGGACGGAGAGCGTTGTGGAGCAGGGAAAAAATTTGCTAAATGCAGATGACTATTACGCAGCATATAAACAGTCTGATGGCAGTTATTTGAATAATTCAAGTGACTTCGCCGGAATAAACATTCCTATCGGAAACTATATAGGTAAAACACTCATTGCCACTCTTAAGGCTACTGTTTCATCTCAACCAACTAGCTTTTTTTGGTTAGCTAGAATAAACGGCACTCGAATTGAAAGTTCCTATGCAAAAGGCGAGCGAGTTCCTGCAAATACTACTGGTATCGCAAGATTGACATTTACGCCAAAAACACAAAAGGATACACTATCGATGACATATGGACAAGGCACTGGAGATGTGATAGTTAGAGATATCCAGATCGAACTAGGCGACACCCCTACAACCTATGCCCCCTTCCACCGCAACGTTTACCAGATACCCGAAGTTATCAAGGCACTGCCTGGCTACGGCTGGTCGGCAGGAACGGCACGAAACTACGTGGACTATGAGAATAAGAAATACTATCAATGTGTTGGTAGTATGGATTTGGGAACGCTGACGTGGAAAAATGGTGAATCTGTGTCATTTGAAACACACGAGTTAAACGGACAAAAATTGACAAAAAGCTATGGCATTGCACCAAACTTTGTGTGTCCAAAATATTCGACAAAAACGCAGAATGCTATGTGGGGCAAAACCAGTATAACAGGCATAACAGCTAATGCAAACGTTGACGGATATGTATATGTCAACGATACGTCCTACACCGACGTCACCGCATTCAAACAGGCAATGCAGGGTGTTATCCTGTATTACGAACTAGCGAACCCAATCGTAACAGACATATCAACTCTAATTGACGACGATTTTCTGCGAAACATCGAGGTAGAGGCAGGGGGAACTATCACGTTTAAGAACAGCAATAGTGACAGCTATCGCATACCAGTGCCTAGCGAGGAAGAGTATATCGTAAAACTGAGTGAGGTAGGAGGTAGCGTATGACAGATTTGCAAAAGAAAATGGCTGACAAGCTAGGGTTATCCTTAGAAGACTTCCAACCGAAGAAAGCCACAAAAGTGGACGAGTTAGAAGCACAGGTGCTATATACCGCACTGATGACCGATACACTGATTGAGGAGAGTGACGACAATGTATAGAAAAGTCAAACGTTTGTACGATTTAGGGCTGTACACAGCTGAACAAGTCAAAGATTTTGCCGACAGGGGCAAGATAACCCCTGAGCAGTATGAGGAAATCACTGGGGAAAAGTATGAAAGTGAGGATAACGAGGGTGGTGGAAAGATCAAATGAGCGTAAGTATATATAACAAAACTGACAACAAGCTTAGTCCACTAGCAAACCAAACGGAGCTTATGGACAATGACGGTACAGCAGATATTACAAGCCAAATAGAAAATTTGACTACCTCGGTTAAAAGAAACACAGATGAAATATCTATTCTGAGTGGAAGTTGTGTTCGCATGGAGAAATTAAATCGCAATGCTCATACCGTAGGTGGCACATGGAATTGTAATGATCCAGATGCTATAAATGGGCTTCTCGGTCAAATAAATCGTGGCGATATTTACGAAGTAGGTCTTGGTACAGAACTGAAATTAAAAGGAACTATTGAAAATGTTCCTTGTATCGTTAATGGCGAAGAAAGTACAAAAACGGTAGAGTATGATACTTATTTTGTATGTGTAGCTGTGGATTTTCTTAGAACTACAAAAGCCTCAAGTGGAAAACGGTCATATACGTTTATGCCCTTTGGCTCACCAATAGGAACAAATGCTATTGATAACGCTACAGGCTTAGGTGATGTTCACGCATACTCTCAAACATTCATTCAGCAAAAGGTTATGCCTGTTTATACTGCACATTTTAAAAATATTTTTGGAAATAATCTTGCTGAGTTTTCAGACCCATTACCACTTATGATTAACAAATCAGCCACAAGTTACACTTATGTCAATGGTGGTGGAAGAAGTGTGGAAAACTATGGCTATAGTGATAGCTATACCTCCTATTCGCTTAGATTACCGAGTGAGCCTGAGATTTTCGGACATTATGTTACTTCAGGTTGCTATGATAATTCAAGCATGGAGTCACAGTTGCCATACTTTGCAAATAAGCCAATTACTACAGCTTTAACAGGCTTTGGTTATGATACTACTGGTGGAATGTGGCTATCGTCATATTCGGGTATGAATTATTACGGATATTATGATATTGATAAAAGAACAATTCACGCAAGACCAGCCAATGCCGAGTTTGGCATTTACCCACTTCTGACATTGGTTCAGAAATAATTTTAGGCGCTGTAAAAAAACGCGCAATAAAAAAAGACTGCAACCACCCTTAAAAGGGTAGGAAAGCAGTCTTTTTTGTGGTATAATAAATTTGATGAAAAAATACCAAC